CAATATCAGTCTTATCATTAGTAGTAAGCGATAACCTAGTACCTAAATTACTGTCTACGCTATTCATAGCACCAACAATAGTAGTGTTTGAATCAGTATTCAATAATGCTAGATCGCCAACAGAATCAACTAATCTGTTGAACCTTTTGCGGAAGGTATTAAACGTCGAGCTTAAATTTACTGGTGCTATTTTAGCCATTTGAATTCTTCTCTAATAGTTGATGAAGCATTTTTTTAATATCACTCACATCATTTTTAAGTTGATCAATTTCTTCATTTCTTTGTTTTAATTTTTCCAAGCGTTCTTTAGCGGACTTTATCTTGCTACTATTTATGTTAATTAGAGCGCCTGTTGCGTTATCTCTCACTAAATCTGGGTAACTATCTACTTTTGTATAACGTTTCATATCAATTAAATCGTTGAAATAATTCTTAAGTTTTTAAAGACAGGAATTTTAGTAGTAATTTCAGAGTTCATAACAATTTTCACTTGAAACTGATCAAATTCTGGTAAGTCAAACTGAGTAAAGAAATATTCTTTAAACGAGAAAATATCATTAGTAGCCATATCATCGTAATTGGATCTATTAGCAGTAGTTTGATTTGTGTTAAACTTAATCCAGTTTTTATCACCAATTTGAATTTCATCATTTGTTACAGATGTTCTATACCAAACACTAAAGCCTGTTTGATTTGGTCTATGTGCATCGACAAAAACTTTCATGGAGGTTGCTTTTTCTTGCAACGTTACAACTTTTGTAATATGACGTGCAAGCGACGATGCCGCAAAGGGTTCTGTTTCAGCGATGTATGGTATTGTTTTTACCATATTAAAACCATTAGCGCCACTACTATCATAACCATTAGCGCCAGCAAATGCGCCAGCAGAGTCGCTATTATCGATTAAGTGGTGAGCTAGAGTTATTGATGCGGCATTAGCATTAATATAAGGCGCCGTATTTTGGTTAAGCATATCCATTCTTACAGCAACCTTTAACGACCCCTTGGTAATATTTCTATCAGAGTCTTGGAATCGGTTAGCAATAACTCCAGGGACAGGTGGACCTTGATATTTGTTCAATTCCATATTTCTGTTATGTATATTATAAGCACCATCAGTTGTACCATATGGCTTAAAAGATCTAAACTGTATATTAGATTTTACAGTGTTACCATCAGGAACAGATACTGGCATGTTTACTTTAAACTGATCAAACACTTGTTGACCCGTAGAGTAAATTAAGTTACCCCCAGCCCTAATGTCAGAATCTGCATCACTATCTGCAACAATAGTGTAGCCAAAAGGATCACGTTCAGAGACAGATTTTTTTCCTAATATGCTACTACCTAAAACGCCCGAATAAGTTTCAGATGAATCTAAGCCCGTCAGTCTTACTGTATCGCCGTTCATAAGTCCGTGGTTTGGATGTAATACTTTTACTCGGTTTGTACCAGCGGTAAAGAATAAAGGATTTGACTCTAATGTATTTAAAGTTAATTTTTCTGCAGGTGGGGTTGCAGCTGCAAATTTTGCAATTGCACGTTGATTGGTAAATTTAGCGTTGTATAATTTAAATGTCAGATCGCGTTTTTGTTCTGGAGTCCAAGTGGTTCCATTAGCTGAACTAAAGAAAGAACCCACATATGGCTGGTTAGTTATACGCTTTTCAGTAGTACCAAATACAAATGCACCAAGTTCTGCAGACCAAATTTGATAATCACCGGGAGCAGCATTAGTATGAATAACTAATGCCACTTCAGTATTTTCTGGAACATATAATGGAGATTCAAATGTAAATTTAGTTTCACCAGTTGTTGCATCAAAAGATGTATTAGCAGTAATATCTGCCCTAGTTTTATTTGTAATAGTACCTGGATACACTTTAAGCCCTGAAGGAGTTCCACCTTCAGTTACTGGTCTAATTTCTACATTAACAGGCAGATTTGGCGCAGTGGGTGATGGCTTACTATAAAAATAAAGACCAACACCTGTTAACACAACACCACCAGGTTCTGTAATCCTAATGGTTTGAGCTACGGGGTTTGTAACCTGTGTTAGATTTAAATACTGTGTCATTATTTTTTCCTATTAAACTACTTCACCGTTTTCACGAATGAATTGTACTTCTCCACCAACTGTGTCAAATACGCCCATCCAAAATCTTTCTACGGGTTTGAATATCCAGCCATATTTATTTTCGCCATAATACCACTTACCATAACAAACTAAAGGATCAGCAAATGTTTTTGCAACAATCCATTTCGCAGCTTTAGATTTTCTCATTAATGGCACTAACACTTCTGAAACTTTATAATAACCTCTGCGATTACGTTCAGTCATTTTTTCGTCTCTATATCTACGAACAACTTTATCCATTGTGCCGTCACCATAACGAGCTTCTAACATAATAAAGCAACATATTGCTGCAAGTATACCCACAACAGCCCCAAGACCAACACCTGCAGCGGCGGAAGCGCTAGCAACGGCAGCCACTCCTATACCTACTGCAGCTCCAATTACAGCTTCATCGACAACAGAGTCGTTTCTATTACCAAGGAGACCATCATCAATAGGGTCATTCACAACTTCTGTTGCGATTTCTGTCACAGTTTCTGTTTTTGTCTCAGTTTTTGTCTCAGTTTCAGGGGTTACATTTAATCCAAATCCACATACAAATGGTACTGGAGGTTCATCTATGTTGCCGCCGGTCTCAACAGTTTCTACTGGTTGCGCGTCAACAATAGCATCAACAATTACAATAGGTTCTTTTTCAATTACGGGTGCAACATAATTTGGATTTGATACGGTTTCAGTCCAGCTAACTTGTCTGGTACCTGTTCTAGCTACTCTATAATAATCAATCCTATAGTCTTCAATACCGCCGTCGCTTGTAAATTCCTGCGTGGCTTGAGATGTACTTTGAGCCGGCGCAAACTTGCTAATATCTAATACTGTAAAGTTACGCGTACCAGCAGGGAAAGAAAGAGCATCATTACTTTGTAAGTAGAACACACCTTCAATTGTACCTGTATCGTCTGAATAAATTTCAGATGTAGGACCACCTAATTCCGTAGGAAATCCTGTCTCGTTAACGTATTTCTCACCTGGGTTTCTTTGAGGGTCATTTTTCGACAAATTATAAAAATCATTTGCTGTAACAGTGCTAGTGTTTACATAATTTGTTACGTTAATATTATCAAAGAAAAAGAAGTGTCTTTCATTTGGTCGTAATCCAGATACTCTAAAGTAAATAAATTTAGGTCTAGCGATTGTAATATCATCAAAGCCAGTATAAACCGACCTCGATTTTGTTACATAATATGTGTAAGACTCTGTACCGGTTCTTGTTACATTAATAGTTCTATCAGTTGTATTGGCCATAGTTATCTCCTATTAATATTCAACACTGTTGTCATAATCAGATAAATCGCCATTAACTGAGACTTCTGAAACTGAACCGTTATTCACTGTTCTTCTGATATAGTAGTTATCATGAGCTGGAACCATTTCTAACGTTCCGACAAACCTAGCTAATTGCTGGCCATTTACAAAGACTGGGTCTGATGCAACTGCCTGATCAATCAAAACTTCTTCAGTAAACTTGGGGTAGATTAACGCCCCATGTCTTTTTGTATTTGATGACATATCAGAGTCATAAACTAAAGAGATATCTCTTTTCAAAAATCTAGGTAGCAAATAACCTTCACTTCTTTTCATGCTAGCTTTATAATCAAGGTTTGGAACAACTAGTGACATTTTGTGTGTTTTAAAATTATCAGCAAACAAGCCAATAGAAATTCTTTCCAAACCATTCTCATCTACAACAGTTAAATTAGTTGTATTTAATTCAGCAAGAGTAAGAGTCGATATAACTTCAAGGTTATTTATTCGTCTTTCTAGCTTGCGAATATCGGTCATTTTATAACCTTTATTCACAATTTCTAATTTAGTATAATCATTTTTGGTTTTAGTATATGGATTTAAGAACACATAAGTTAAGCCCATATATCCTTCAGGAACTTTAGGTGCTTCAGTGAATCTTTCGCCTTTTTTACTAGTAATTCTAGCAACTCCGCCATCTTGATCTAAAGCTAATAAATCAATGCGGCCAGTCCAATAGTCTACCTCACTAATAGAAATAATGTCTCTATTTCTTGGTATTCTTAATCTTTTATTAAAGGTACCAGATGAATTAATAGTTGATCTAAAATCAATTACATTTGCAAGGTTTTCACGGCGTGATGTATTTGCCAATGTTACATCAGGAATGTTTTCATAGTTAACACCATTATAAGAATTAACGCTATAAAAATCACCAGTGCCATGTAAAAAATACTTATAAGAAACAGTAATATTACCAGCTGGAGCACTATAACCAGAAATAAGTTTTAGTGTATCCTTACCGTAATAGCTACCCGTAGTTCTTGAAGTGATTGTGAACTTATATGTAATATTTTCTTGAGTAGAATCATCAACAATACTAGTAATCTCAGTTACATCAGTTTTGCTTAATGTAGCTTCTCTATTTGTAACACTAATAGATTCTGAATGTGTATCAACTGTTTTAGGAATACTAGTAGCAGTTGTATTAACGTATGCAAGCAATGATACATTTTTATTTGCTGTAAGGCCTGATATTTTAACCTCGGTGTTACCTACTCCACCACTATCAATTGTTAAAGACGTAGTAACTTCACCTGCGCTGTCGTATGACAAGATCCATTGAGATTCGTCAGCAAAATCTTCATCAGAAGCATTTGTTTGGAAAACTGCTTCACCAGAACCATTTGTAGTTGTCGTTAAAACATCACCAACTGTTAAACTTACTGCGCCTGTAATTTCTTTCGCAAATTTGCTAGGCAAATTAAACAGCAATGATGCTTGCTGCGGATCAATTAGTTGCGCTCTATTTTCCGTTAACAAAATATTAGCTTGGTTAGCCGAATCAACACCAATACTTTTTGCCGTGCCGATATCTCTTAGGCTACCCGATCCATCAGAATCTATGTTTAAATCAAAAATATGCAATCTAAAGTTATTTGTATTTGCGACTTTATCTATAGAACGAATTCTAGCTGTAGCAATTGATGTTCCCAATAAATCAGCGCTGTCATATATATTTACTGTACTGTAATCGCCGACTTTAGAAATTAATCCTTTTAAGGATGCGCTACCAACTGGATAATAATTACCATAATTACTAGCAACGTTTTCTGTTGAAACAGTTCTTTTATCATTGACAGTTCTTGGTTTAGGAACACGAAGCGTTGTATTGTTGCTTTTTTCAATTCTATAACCATTAACAAATGCTACACCCGGCTTAACAATATAGCGTAAATGATCGGAGCTACTATCTGTTAGTACTTCTAATTTAAATTTATCTTCAGCATTTGATATAAAGTTGCCGGATACATCATCAGTTCTTTTTGCTAGTGTAGTACCTAAAGTGTTTAAAATATTGTCGTTATACTGTAATGGCTCAACAATGCCGTTTCTAATTCTAATTAATTTAATAAACGTGTCAGCATCTTGATCGACATTACTTAAAAGGTCGAGTGTTAATTTAATTCTATATCTGTCAGCACCAGGTGATGTTAAGTTTGGAGTAGATCCAGCGTTATCATATAGCGCCAAATCATCAGTAACAGTAACAATTTCTTCAGAAATTTTGTATACTACTGTATCGTTTGGCTGATTAGAATACTTTGAAAGAACTAAAGATTGTTTTGGAACAAAAACAAAATGGCCTGATTGGAAAACTTCAGTACTAGGAACATTAATAAGAGATGAACGTCCAGTAGCAGGATTAGCAACTGTGTCAATTGATTGAATTGTAAGAGTACCTAAATCAGTCGTTAGATCTTGGCCAGAAGCAAGGTTAACAATAGATTCTGTATCAGCTGTTCTTGATTGATCATTAGAATCCACAATCGCATATAGGATTGTAGCAGGATCAGAATTAACAGCAGGAATAACTTTTAAAATATTAATTTTAATACCTAATGTGTTTGTAGCATAAGTATTTTCTAAAGCTGCATAATTAGTAGGTAAAGTATTTGTAGAGGTATCTAACTTTGCAAAAAATACTGAAAAATTACCTAATTGAGCAGTACCTAAATTGCCTGTAATTACACTGCTTTCTTTAAACAGATAACGTCCAAGTCTTTCAATTTCTTTATTGATAATAGTCTGTAATTGAGTTAGTTCTCTTGCTTGTAGAGCTCTGCCACTATTAAATAGAATACGGTGATAGTTATCGCTATCCCGATAATCATCTTTGTAATTACTTAAAAATGTATTTTTTAAAACTGTAGTAGCCATAATCTACCCTTAAAGTTGAATAATGATTTTAACGTCTTCAGTCTGATCCTGAGACCTTGTCACTGATAGGTTTCTATTATCTATATACAATAATTCACCTGAATGTGGCTCAAATTGTGGTGCGATAGTAGCAGAATCAGCAGTTCTATTTGCAGTAGCAGTCGATGTCGTTACGACCTCACCATCTGTAAATGGCGTAAATCCGGTTTCTTCAGTTTGGTGATACCAGATTGTTGTAGAGTCATCATAAAAATCGATATAAGCTTGTGCAGCAGATGTACCACCGGTAACCACTTGGTCAGCTTGGAAAGTATCAGCAGCGCTAAGTCTCATTTGTTTTAAGGCAAGACCAGTGTTTCCAGTAAATGCAGCTGTTGAATCATATTGTAATGGATTTTTAAGAAGTGCAATTTGTCTAAAGTCATTACCTGTTACAAATACACCTTCTTCATTACCATCGGCTACAACATTAAAGTTTACAGCTCTAGCTCTTAGGTCTCTGGTTGGATCTCCACCCACTCCTAATGGAGGTGCAAATACCGGTACCGCAGTGGCACCTGCACCACCTCCACCTGATATTGTAATATTAGCGTAATCATAACTATTACCAAATGGGAAACCGCCAGCAGACTCATCTACTTCAATTGTACCAATTGTATTTGATGAAGTAACGACTGCACGTGCATGGGCACCAACACCATTACCTGTAATAGTAATAGTAGGCGAACCAGTAAATCCGCTACCTGCATTTGTAACACGATAGCCAATAATTTGACCAGTTGTTGCAGCTTGTTGAACTAAATATTGAGCGTAATATGCATCAGCAGGAGCAGCAGAATCAATTAACTGAACTGGCATAAAGCTAGCTGTTAAGAACCTTGTAGCATCTGCGGCTGAAATAGTATACAAATATTTCCAGACGTAACCATCAGCAAGTTCTGTTAAAGTACTAGGAGATGTTGAGGTAGGCTGAACGGTAGATGTAACGCTATTACCATTAGAGTCTTTACCTTGGCGAATACAAATGTAAACATTGTTTTCATCAGTAATAATATAGTATCTAGAACCTTGAGAAACTGAGTTATCATTATACTGAGAATAAATTGTGCCAGAAGACCAGTTATATCTTGGAACAACCAATGATGTATCTAGCACAGCTTTGGCGGATTGCATGCTATATCTAAACTGTTTAATTTCTCTTTCAGTATTAAGGGGCGTAGGAGGAGTATCAGTACTATCCCATGCCTCTGATGCACCAAGTGCAATATAATATCTGTTAGCGGAATCCTCAAACTCTGTAAGCAAAGAATTTACTAATTGATTTTTAATTCTATCTGTAATTATAGCTACCATTTTAGATTCTCATTTATGTAATTGAAATAAGCGTATCAGCAGAATCAGCTGTACCGAGATAATGCCAGTTAGCTTCAACACTTTCCCAAATTAATTGTGCTAGTGAATTGATACCCATCGCCATCGACGTACCGAATGCAAAATTGCTTGATGTTATAGTTGCTGTAGATGTTCCACGGTTTAACAAAATCTTTAACTCACCGTTTTCTGTGCCGTTTTCGAGAGTAAACGAAGAAGGTGATGTTGGGTTTAAAACAATAAAGGTGTCCTGTGACATATCACTATCACCTGTACCTAATTGTTTACTTGCATAAGCAATTTTACCCAGTCTTACAACTCCAGTACCTTTAGGCTCAATATTAATCCCTACATTCGTATCAGTACCTGTTGCAGAGATTGTAGGTCTGTTACCTGCTGCAGCATTTGCAAGTGTTAATTCATTTGTTGCTGAAGCAGTAGCGGTGACTTTAAGAAGTTCGGCACCGTTTACATCAACAACTGCTGTACCAATTTTAGGTGATGTCAAAGTCTTATTAGTTAACGTTTGCGTTTGTGCATTAAATGTAATCGTATCGCTATCAGCTAAAACGGGCAAGTTAACGTTAATATTTTTAGATACTAAATTACCTGGCTTAATATTATATGTATGACTTGAATTTGTATCGTTAATAGAAATGCCATCAAGTAACGGATTGTTCAACGTGGCACTGTCAAGAGTTTTATTTGTTAACGTCTGTGTGGCTTCATTTATTGTGACTTCACCTGATGAATCTGGTAAAGTAAATACTAGTTTTGAAGCACCTTCAGTATGCGTAAGGACAGTATTATTAACAACACCAACAAACTCTAAACCACTATCACGTAACCTGACCGCGGTTGTAAGAGCTGTGCCAGAATCACCTCCACCAAACTGGGAATATAATTCTACAAAATTTTCATTTATTTTAGTACCGGCGTTACGGAGCGTATCACCTGTTCCGTCATTTGCGGTTGAGCCGGTATTAATTACTTGCCTTGCCATGGGGGTTCCTCAATTTACTTAAAAGTATTTATATCAGTTTTAATAAGTACCAATAGAATCATACCAGTCTTGATCTAATGTTTGTTGTCTTCTTACCGTATCCATTGTCACACTGTAGCCGTCAGAATCAGTATCAT